TTACCAACTTTATTTACCAACTTTATTTCTATTAATTAAAATGGGTGGAGGTCTTATGCAACTTGTCGCTTATGGTGCCCAAGATATTTATCTTACCGGCAACCCTCAAATTACCTTTTTCAAGGTCGTTTACCGTCGTCACACCAACTTCGCTGTTGAATCCATTGAACAAACCTTCAATGGCCAAGCTGATTTTGGTAAACGTGTCACTGCTACCATCTCTCGTAATGGTGATTTAATCCAACAAATGTATCTTGAAGTTGTCCTTCCAGCATGCACTAATACCAGTGATAGCACATCTAACGTTTGGACTTATGGTGTTGGTAATGCTCTTGTCAAACAAGCCGAAATTGAAATCGGTGGTCAACTCATTGACCGTCAATATGGTGACTGGATGAATATCTGGACTGAACTTTCTACGCCCGCTGGTAAACGTGCTGGTTATGACCAAATGGTTGGTAACTACAAACCAAGTGGTGCCGCTCAATTAGGTGGTGCTAAACTCATAAATGCTAACCGTCTTTATGTTCCCCTTCAATTCTGGTTTAACCGCAACCCTGGTCTTGCTCTTCCCCTTATTGCCCTTCAATACCACGAAGTTAAACTTAACCTTGATTTACGTGCCTCTGCCGACCTTGTCAATGCTGATATTGCTCCCACTGTTCCCTCTCTTAGTGCTTGCAAACTCTATGTTGACTACATCTACCTTGATACTGATGAACGTCGTAGATTCGCCCAAGTTAGCCACGAATACCTTATCGAACAAGTTCAATTTACCGGTGCTGAATCTATTGGTACTTCTACTAACACCAAAAATGTTACCCTTAACTTTAACCACCCCGTTAAAGAACTTGTCTGGGTTCACACCACCGTTGACCACGCCACATCTGGTTTTGCCGCCAATAACTGGTTTAATTATTCAGGTAGTGCAGCATCTGTTGATTCTTTCAACACTGCTCTTCTTCAACTTAATGGTCATGACCGTTTCTCCGTCCGCCACGCCGACTATTTCCGCAAAGTCCAAAACTACGAACACCACTGCCGTGTTCCCCGTGTTGGTGGCGATTTAGATGCCGATGATTTCCGTGAGCAATACATTTACACTTACTCCTTTGCTCTTTCCCCTGAAGAACACCAACCCAGCGGAACCTGCAATTTCTCCCGTATTGACAACGCCGTTCTTCAACTTAACTATGGTGCTGATACTCTTACCGGTGCCGCTGCCGTTACTGATGCTATGAACCTCAACGTCTATGCCGTCAACTACAACGTCCTCCGCATTATGAGTGGTATGGGTGGTCTCGCTTATAGTAATTAGAGATTTTTAAAAGTATTTGTTGTAGAAACATACTTATACGTTTAAATTTAATTTTATTTTTTTATATTTTAATTAATAACTCATTTAAAAATTATTTTCAAATTATTTTCAAATTATTTAATATTTTTTCTATTTTTCAAATTATTTTCAAATTATTTAATATTTTCGATAGTTTTTACTATTTTTTTATTATTTTTTAGTGTATATATTTATAGTTTAAATGTAATATAATTAATTTTGTATTTTTAAAAATAAAATATTCAAGTAAAAATATATTTGTTTAATTTAATAAACACTTTTAAAACTTTACCAACTTTATTTACCAACTTTATTTCTATTAATTAAAATGGGTGGAGGTCTTATGCAACTTGTCGCTTATGGTGCCCAAGATATTTATCTTACCGGCAACCCTCAAATTACCTTTTTCAAGGTCGTTTACCGTCGTCACACCAACTTCGCTGTTGAATCCATTGAACAAACCTTCAATGGTCAAGCTGATTTTGGTAAACGTGTCACTGCCACCATCTCTCGTAATGGTGATTTAATCCAACAAATGTATCTTGAAGTTGCCACTCCCGCTATGGGTGGATCCGGAAGTACTCTTACCTATGGTTTTGGTAATGCTCTTGTTAAACAAGCCGAAATTGAAATTGGTGGTCAACTCATTGACCGTCAATATGGTGACTGGATGAATATCTGGACCGAGCTCACTACCCCCGAAGGTAAACGTGCTGGTTATGATAATATGGTTGGTAACAAAGCATCTGGTGTTGCTCAACTTGGTTCTATTGGTTGTGAAACCGCAAAGCATCGTTTTTATGTTCCTCTTCAATTCTGGTTTAACCGCAACCCTGGTCTTGCTCTTCCCCTTATTGCTCTTCAATACCACGAAGTCAAACTTAACCTCGAGCTTCGCCCTGCTACTGAATTAACTAATGTTGCCGCTGCTACCGCCACATCTGGTCTTACTTGCAAACTTTTTGTTGATTATATCTACCTTGATACTGATGAACGTCGCAGATTCGCCCAAGTTAGTCACGAATACCTTATCGAACAAGTTCAATTTACCGGTGCTGAATCCATTGGTGCTTCTACTAACACCAAAAATGTTACCCTTAACTTTAACCACCCCGTTAAAGAACTTGTCTGGGCTCACACTAACACCGACCACACTACCGCTGGTGCCTCCGCTGGTAACAGATGGTTTAATTATTCTTCCACCACTTCCGGAGCTGGTGAAGATACCTTTAACACTGCTCTTCTTCAACTTAATGGTCATGACCGTTTCTCCGTCCGCCATGCCGACTATTTCCGTAAAGTCCAAAACTACGAACACCACTCCCGTGTTCCCCGTGTTGGTAGTGAATTAGATGTTGATGATAACCGTGACCAATTCATCTATACCTATTCATTTGCTCTTTCCCCCGAAGAACACCAACCCAGCGGAACCTGCAATTTTTCCCGTATTGACAACGCCGTTCTTCAACTTAACTATGGTCAAGATACTCTTACCGGTGCCGCTGCCGTTACCGAAGCCATGAACCTCAACGTCTATGCCGTCAACTACAACGTCCTCCGCATTATGAGTGGTATGGGTGGTCTCGCTTATAGCAATTAGAGAATATTAAAAGTATTTGTTGTAGAAACATACTTATACATTTAAATTTAATTTTATTTTTCTATATTTTAATTAATAACTAATTTTCATAAAATTATAAACATTTAAAAATTGAATTTATAAATTTTGTATTATAACTATATTAAACTAATTTATTCAATATGACATCACTTAATATAATATATGGTAAAAAAGGAGATGAAGTAAAAATAGATGATAAACTTATTATAATTAAAAATAATTATAGATTAATTACAGATGAGAATAGTGGTAATAAATACTATGAAATAGAAACTAATAATAAAACAAAATTTAAAATTAATGAAGAATATTTATTGAAAATTATTTGTGTTAAAATAGATAATGTAATTTATAATCCTTTGTGGTTTTATAAAGATAAAAGAATATTTGCGAATATACAAAATAATAATGATAATTATAATATAAATATTATAAAACATTTATTTGATAAAATAAATGATAAAAAATTTAGATATATAATTAGAAGTGATGATGAATATGATTATAGAATTGAAAATATTACACCTTTAGACATTTAAAACGCCGATTTTAAAATTAACTAAAAATATAATTTAATTTTAAATTATAAAAAATAATAAAATAATAATATAAATGTTTTATAAAGTAGAATAACTTACATTTTTAACATTTTTCATTTTTGATAATAAGTTTGGTAATGTTTTTCCTGTTTTTTTATTTTTATCATCAAAACCAAAAATATGTCCAGCACCTACAATAATAGCAATATTTTTAGTAGGATTTTTATCTAAATAATCAAAAATTTTTTTTAGCCATTCAATATTTCTTTTTTCTGCTTCTAAAAAAATTTCATTAGATACATCAACACCAATATTCATTTTCATAGATGTATTAGTTTTAAATTTAGCATTCCAATTAGTCATAATTTTTATTTGGTCTTTTAATTGTTTTTCAATTTTTGATATTTCAAGAGGTTTAGCAATTAATAAATTAGTTATATCTTCATAAAATTTAGCTGTAAATTGTTTGGTTAATTCTTTCATATTATCTAAAGCAATAATTTTTTTTTATTAGCAAGTATAGTCTCAATAAATATATCAAAATATTTGTGTTTAGTTTGAATATCTGTAAGTGTTTTATTGTTATCATATGAAGAAATAATTTCCATAGGTTTAAGAACTTTCATTATTAATTGTTTTTCTATATGCATTATAGGTATATCTATATTAAATAATTTTTTAATTATTGTTTTAATCTTATTTATATCTTTTTCACTATAAATTGTTTCAAATGTAGTTTCTTTTGTAATTTTTGGTATTTTAATTTTATTAACCATTTCAATTGCTTTATTTGCTTCTACTTCAAAAACACAGGTATCAACATTATCTATAATTTGTTTTATAAATTTTATTATATCATCATTTAATAAAGAATAATCTATATGAACAGTAGGTAGTAAATAATGTGTTTTACCATTATATTCAAAACTATAAGCTTTATACATTTTATTTATAATTAAATATTAAGTTATTTAAGATGATTAAAATAATATTTAATACTTAATATTTAATATATATATATTAATTATAAAATTATTTTTATTTTAATTTTAAAATTTAACTAAATAATTAATTTATTAATCAATTTTATTTTTTATACATTTTTGATATTCTTTTTCTTGTTAATGTTTTCTTAACATATTTTTTACTTCTATTATATGCACCTTGAAATATATTAACATATTTTGTTATAGGTATATCTTTTATAATATTACTTATATTTACTTTTAATTCTCTTATCAATAAAATCTTTATTTTTTTAATATTTTTAAATATCAATAATAAATTTAATTCCAAATTATAAAATCTAAATTAAACTATATTAATTAAAATCTAAATTAAAATTAAATAAATAAATAAAATAAACTCTAACTATCATTATTAATTTAACATTAATAATTTAAAAAATGACAGTTTTATATGAATTATATACTACATTTGTAAAAGAAAATTGGAAATGGTATGCTGTCTATTTAATTACATTTATATCATTACCTTTACAAAATATTGCTATTCCTCATTATTATGGTGAAGTTATAAGTAGTTTAAAAGATGCTAATATAAAAAAATCTAAATATTTATTTGCTATATTATTAGGAATATGGTGTATTATACAAGTATTTCATATTGGTATTTCTTATATAGATAATCAAATATGGCCTAAATTTCACGCCTATGTTAGACA